ACTAAGATTATTTTTGTCAATAAATATGAGTACATATGGATAAAAAATATGGCTACTGCATCCTACTATAGTAATGGCGTTTTGGTTAACCTTACTGGTAACCAAGCTGCAAATTATAACACAGAACAACAAAGAATTGCTGCCCTCGAAGCAGCAGGCGAGATTGATGCTCAAGAAGCAGCCATTCTTGAGGCTGAAGCCAAAGAACAATTGGCTGCTGATCAAGCTGAGGCAGATTATGGTGTTAATCCATTAGCTAGAGGTTATGATGAGTTGGAAGCAGGGGATTTAGATGAACCTATTGATAATGAAGATCCGCTAAGGCGTGGTTATGACGATCTCGAAGCTGATGATCTTCAACCTGAAGATTTTGATTCTGAACAAGAACCTGGATTTGATGCAGCCTTTCTAGAAGACGATTATGATATACAGACTGTTGACGAAGAAGACGTTGACGGTATGATGGATGATGCTGATTACGACGAAGAAAATTTAGATGAATTTGAGCTTGACGGGTACGGCGATGGGTCTGATGAGGACATGGCAGGTAACGGCGACGAATTTATGTCCTCTGTGCGGATGAGAGATTTACCTCCAGGTGCAGAAACCGGCAGCAGTGTAACGGTATCATCTAGTGCATCTTGGAAGGATGATACTGACTGGCGAGTAATGTTAAGTTTGCCTAGTATAAAGACATACAAAGATTCCAAAGTTTTAAAACCTTTATATAATTTAGGTAGGTTAATTTTTCCTTTAACTCCAAGTGTTAATCTTTCCTATAATGCAAATTATGGTACTGTGCAGCCTGTTCATTCTAACTATCCTTTTTTAAACTATGAAAGCAGCAGCGTTGATGAAATTCAGATAACAGCTGATTGGGCTGTTGAAACACAATTAGATGGAAAGTATTGGATAGCAGCCAAACACCTATTAAATAGTTTAACAAAAATGTTTTATGGTGATGGAGAATTTGTTGGAGCTCCACCGCCTATTGTTAAATTGTATGGTTACGGGGATCATATATTTCCGGGAGTGCCGGTTGTAGTTAAAAGTTTTCAAATGACCTTGGCAAAAGAAATTGATTACGTCCGAATTAATTATGATAACGAAAAATATTATGTTCCATCATTTAGCACATTTGAAATAAGATTAGCTGTGATGTATAGTAGAGATACAGCTAGAAAATTTAACTTGGCTGACTTTGTCTCCGGCAAGTTACTCAATGATCAAGGAAAATTCATATAATGAGTGAACGTTATAAAAAAACAAGTCCTTATCACGCTACACCAGAAACTAAAGAGTATCTTGACCATTTTGTCATTAGACCTATATTAGCTGAAGCAGATGATGTCTATTTTACAATTACACCTGCTTATCATCTTAGACCTGATTTACTAAGTTATGACCTTTACGGGACTACAAAGTTATGGTGGGTTTTCGCTCAACGTAATATGAATGTGTTAGTAGATCCTGTTTTTAATTTTACAGCCGGTACACAAATTTACCTACCAAAGAAGAGTCGTCTTCAATACGCATTAGGATTGTAATAAATGGCCAAACCCTCAAGGCTATCTCCAGAAGAGTTTGAAAGATATCGTAACGCTATCGGTGCTCGAGAAAGCGGAAATGATTATTCAAAAGTAGAAGCAAAAAATGGTAATTACCTAGGTCGTTATCAAATGGGTGCTGCCGCCTTAGAAGATCAAGGTTACCTTCAAAAAGGTAGTTTTGCTAGAGAAGGAACTGCTGCTGTACAAAATCCAGCAAACTGGACTGGTAAGAACGGTGCTAATAGTAAAGAAAGTTTTTTAAGTAATCCAACTGCCCAAGATCAAGCGTTCGAAGGCATGACAGCTCAAAATGAAAAAATTCTTGAACGTAGAGGAGTGTTGGGTGCTAGTACAAGTTCAGAGGATACGGGTGGATATCTAGCAGCAGCTCATCTAACTGGTCCAGGCGGTGCTATAGATTTAAGTAATGGTAAAGTTAATTTAGATGGTAACGGTACTGCAAGTAGTCAGTACTACGGTATAGGTAAAAGTGCAGTTAGTGGTACAACTAATACCGGTACAGAAAGACCTGGGCAAACGCCACCTCGACCAACAACTACTACGCCGGGTCCTACCGAAGACTTTACACCAACAGACACAGAAAAAGACGAACGTGTACCGTTACCTAACAAGGTACAATCTGGTAAGTCATATCAGCAAGAAAATGACATACCTGTACCTGTAGTAAATCCTTTACACAACTATGCATCTGTAAATTACGTATGGACATTAGCCACTGTTGATATAGATGAATTCAACAGTGACGACTGGAAAACAATGCCTTTTAAGAAGAATGTTATTCTTGCATCCGGTGGCAGAGATTTTAAGGCTAGAACAAAAACTAAATTTGGTCAATACGAATTTTTTATTGACAATGTATCTATGACAGGTACTATAGATTATAGTGAAAAAAGTAGATTTACAAATGCTAATCTTTTTAAGTTTACAATATTTGAACCATATAGTATAGGACTTTTTCCACAGGTATTATTAAATGCTGCATTGAATACAAAAATTGCAACATTGAGTGAAGTGCCATTTATTTTATCTTTAGATTTTGTTGGCTGGGATGACAATGGTAAGGCAAGTGCAGTACCTATGAGTAGCAGAAGGTTTCCTATTAAGATAGGCCTTGTAAAATGCACTGCTAATGGAGCTGGTAGCACTTACGAAGTTTCTGCTACATTATATTCAAGTTATGTTTTTTCAGATGAAAGCAATTTGTTAGTAACTGATATAAACATTACAGGCAGTACTGTAAAAGAAATGTTACAGTCAGGTGAAAAGAGTTTGCAGACTATTATTAATCGCAGATACAAAGAAATGCAACGCAATAAACAAAGCAAAATTCCTGACGAAATAGCAATTGTATTCCCAGACGATGTTGATACTGATCTAACTTTAGAAAGACAAGAAGCCAAAGAAAATGACACTCCGGCGGCAGAAACTTATGCAGAAGGTCAATCACCGCAGGCAATAGCCGAAGCACAGGATTTAAATCTTGTACAGTCTGACGAAACAACAAATGAAATAGGGATGAGCCAAATGCGTGTAGACGCAAAGACAGGCGGAGTTGCAGAAAGTCCAGATGAATCGCTAGCTTACGATGAAGTAAGCGGAACACCAATACCTAAAGAAAATTTACCATCAAATAAAGAACGTGTACGTCAGTTTAAAAAGGATTCTTCAATTACACATATTATAGAACAGGTAATTTTAGGTAGCGAATGGGGGCAAAATTTTGAGAAGCGTAGAAATTCAGATAATGGATACTACACTTGGTTTAGAATTGAACCACAAATTAAATTAATAAAAGGTATTAACCCAATAAGCAATAGACCTGGTAGATTACTAGTTTATAGAGTAATACCATTTCAAGTTCATTCAAGTAGATGGTTACCTATAGGAGCTCCAATGCTTGGGGAAGACTGGATTAGGAAAAATGTAGCTAAACGATACAATTATGTACACACAGGAAAAAATTTAGATATATTAGACTTTGATTTAAATTTTCAATACAGTTGGCAACCTAAACTTTATTCTGATGCAGGTAATAACTCTGGGGGCAATACTGGCAAATCTGGAGATTCCGCAAGTACAGATTTAAATGAAGAAGATGCAGATAAAGAATACAAAGGAGTACCTAAAAAGCCTAGCCAGGATAATAGTATAACTGCTGCTTTTACGGGTGAAGAATCTGATCATGATGCTAAAAGCGGTGGCGGTGTACCACAAACGCAAGAAGAGCGTGTAGCACGGTTGTTTATGAATAGAATTTTAGATGGTAATGATCTGCAAGTAATGAAGATGCGTATTATGGGGGATCCTTACTATATTAGCGATAGTGGTGTTGGCAACTATTGGACTACTAGTGCAGGCGGATATATCAATGCCAAGGATGGGTCAAGAGTTACAAACAAACAATTATTTGTAGAAGTTATATTTAGAATAGCATTAGATTATCAGGAAAATCCATACGGCATTATGAAATTTATGGATGAAACTGGAATAGTAAAATCATTTAGTGGATTATACAAAGTACAACTGGTTGAAAATAGTTTTAGTGGCGGAAAGTTTGAACAAGTGCTTCAGATGGTTAGAGTAAGAGGACAAAAACTAGATAAACCTGCTGTTAGCAATAATGAAACGGAAACACAAAACGATTCATTTACAGCTCAACCTGGTTCAAGGGGAGCAATAGAACAAGATAGAAACGGACAAGCAGCAGAAGAATTTGCCTATGATTATCCTGGTTATACTTCATTGATGGGCGATGATACTGTTGACGACGAAGCATTACAAGATTTAAACGATGAAGAATACACAGAAGATTATGAAGCAGAAGAAGATGTAGAAGCACGTTGGGAGCAAGACGATCCAGATTATGCTGATGAATATTCTGATTATGATGAATTCTTTGAACAGTACGATGATGAGTCAGAAGGCACTGAAGAAATTCAAGAAGCTACAGTAGAAACAGAAGAAGTTGAAATAGACGGGCTAGATTAATCAATGAGCAATAATTTTCAAAAACGTAGTGTTGTCACAGATAAACTTGATAGCGGTCCTTATCTTGCTAGAGTGGTAGGTAACTTAGACCCATTCTATATGGGAACTCTCGAAGTAGAATTAGTTCATCCTATAGGTAATCAACCAGAAAGAGCAGGCCAATTAATATATGCCAGATATCTAAGTCCATTTTACGGTGTAACGCCTTTAGAGTTTACAGGCCCGGCCGCTGGTTACAATAGTACGCAGAAAAGCTATGGTATGTGGATGGTGCCTCCCGATATCGGCACTATTGTTATGGTTATATTTGTAAGAGGACAAATAGGTGATTGTTATTGGATAGGATGTGTACAAGAACCAGTTACAAATTTTATGATACCTGGTATTGCAGCCACAAAATACCACAATGACGGAATTGCAACTAAAGTACCAGTTGCAGAGTACAATAAAAAATCATCTGTTGATGACTTTAGTAGTGATAGTTCAAGCAATCGCAAACCTCAACATCCTTTAACAGATGCCTTAAAATTACAGGGACTATTGGAAGATGAAATAAGAGGAATTACTACAAGTTCTGCTAGACGTGAAAGTCCTAGCAATGTATTTGGTATTAGTACTCCAGGTCCTAAGGATAAACGCAACGGTGCCCTTAAGGGAAATGTTGGTAAAAAAGATCAAAAGGCAAATATTTTTGTCAGTAGGCTTGGTGGTTCTACATTTGTTATGGACGACGGCGACGAACGTTGGATTAGAAAAACCAAAGCTAGCGAAGGTCCACCGGAATACATTAATGTAATAGCCGGCGGCACAGGTGATGTTACAACACCCCATAACGAACTTGTCAGAATTAGAACAAGAACAGGGCATCAAATTTTACTTCATAACAGTGAAGATTTAATTTATATTGGTAATGCTAGAGGTACAGCATGGATAGAACTTACCAGTGATGGTAAGATGGATGTATATTGTGAGGACTCTGTGAGTATCCATAGCAATAATGATATCAACATTAGAGCAGATAGAGATATAAATTTAGAAGCTTTAAGAGATGTTAATATTAAAGCTGGTAACTCATTGCAAACCGAGGCAGTTAAAGAAGTGAATGTGTTAGCGGGCACTGACACTAAAATAAGTTCTGCACAAAATCTGCATCTTAATACGCAGCAAACAACATATATTGGATCAGGTAGTAATATTAACTTAAAATCAGATGCAGATAATTTATTCACTGCTGCAGGTACTACTCATATTCTTAGTGGTGGTAATCATCTTGAGCAAGCTACTCAAATTCATATGAATGGTCCCGCACCTAGTTCAGCTTCAGATTCATCGGCAGTAGCCCCATTGAAAACTCACACGTTGCCAGATGTTGGTACCAGTATTATGAATAGAGCTCCATCACATGAACCTTATAAGCATCATGAAAATCTAGATCCAAAAGCATTTAGACCTCAGTATACAGATAGACGTGCAAATGATATTCCTGCAAAACAGCCATACTCTATTCCTGATACTTTTGATAAAAAATTGTAAAATAAATATCTATTATGTCGCAAAGTTTATATAAAAGAACAAAAGTAGCAGCTAAGAAAAAGAAAGTAAATGCTCCTATAAAAAGTAAAATTTATAGGGGAATAAGCACGATCAATGCTGACAATACTGAATTTAATTTGTATGATATAAGCTTAGTAAAACAAGACATATTAAATTCTTTTCATATAAGAAAAGGCGAAAAGCTTGAAAACCCTACAGTTGGCACTATTATATGGGATATGCTTTTTGAACCTCTTACACCAAAAACAAAACAAATGATAGCAGACGATGTAACTGCTATTTTAAAAAGTGAACCTAGAATAAAGGTCAGTAGAATTAGTTTATCAACCCTTGCAAGCGGCATTCAGATAGAGTGTACTATAACGTATCTACCATATAACATTACTGAGAATCTGCAACTAAGGTTTGATCGTGCAAACAACATATTATCATAATATACGCAGATAATATTATGCAATAAATACCAATATAGGGGTAATTTATGTCTAGTACAGATAGGCAAAATCAATTAATAGCGGCGGAAGATTGGAAAAAAGTATATCAGACTTTGAAAAATGCTGATTTCAAATCTTACGACTTTGATACGCTACGCCGCACTATGATTAGCTATCTTAGAATAAATTATCCAGAAGACTTTAATGATTATGTTGAAAGCTCAGAATACCTAGCTTTAATTGATCTCATTGCGTTCTTAGGGCAAAACCTTGCATTTAGATTTGATCTTAATGCTAGAGAAAATTTTATTGAACTAGCAGAACGTCGTGAAAGTCTGCTACGCCTAGCAAGATTGTTAGCTTATAATCCTAAAAGAGCTATATCTGCTTCGGGCCTTTTAAAACTTGTTAGTGTTACAACCAATGAAGATATATTTGATAGCAATGGTAGAAATCTTTCTAACCAGCCTATAGTTTGGAATGATACTTCTAACAGCAATTGGTATGAACAATTCATAAAGGTCTTAAATGCTGCTTTACCTAGCACAGCTCAATTTGGAAAACCTGAAGCTAAAAAGACCATTGAAGGTATTCCCACGGAGCAGTATAGATTTAATACAAGATCAGCCGGTCTTCCAGTTTTTGCATTTCAAAAGGCTGTAGGTGGTCGTTCAATGCCTTTTGAAATTGTAAGTTCAACAATAAAGCAAGAAGACAGTATTCTAGAAGAAGCTCCTAGCTTAGGTAATGCATTAAGTTTTTTATATAGAGATGATGGTCAAGGGTCTGGTAGTAATAACAATGGATTCTTTGTATTGTTTAAGCAGGGTGTATTACAAAATGGTACATTCAACATCACATCGCCTAAGGAAAATGACATTGTCGACTTAGATGCTGCTAGCATTAATGATTCTGATATCTGGTTATACAAACTTAGTTCTGCAGGTATTGAAACCGATTTATGGACTAGAGTAGATGCTTTAAAAGGTAGTAATATCATATACAACAGCCTTAATAAAAGTATTAAAAACATCTATGCTGTTCAAACTCGTACCGGCGATCGTGTAAGTCTAACTTTCAGTGATGGTGTTTTTGGTAATATACCAAAAGGCACATTCAAAACGTATTATCGAATAGCCAATGGTTTAAGTTATACAATTTCACCAAACAACATTAAAGGTGTTACTGTTGACCTTCGTTATCAAAGTAAGTCGGGCAAACAACAAACTATTAGTTTAACATTTAGTTTAAAGTATTCTGTAACTAATGCAGCTGAACGCGAAACCAATGAGGAAATTCGTCGTAATGCCCCCATGAACTATTATGTTCAAAATCGCATGATTACTGGAGAAGATTATAATACTTTTCCTTTAACAGTTAGTCAAAGCATTATTAAAGTTAAAGCTGTCAATAGAACTAGTACAGGAATAAGCAGGTATTTAGATTTATTAGATAGTAGCGGAAAATACAGTAGTACAAATATTTACGGCAATGATGGGGTTATCTATAGAGAACCTTTAAAAGAAAAATTAAAATTTTCTTATATTTCTAGAACAGATATAGATAATTTTTTAACTAATTCAATTGAACCTTTATTATCAACTAATAAGGTCAAAGATTTTTACTATACTTTCTTTGCTCCTATTGATGTAAGCACATTTGATTTTAGTTGGTATAGTGATGCTACAACAAATGAGACAAATAGAAGTACAGGTTATGTTGGCTTAGTTAGCGATACAAGTCCTAGACCTGTAGGTCCACCTCCACTGGGTACTACAGGAGTTTTAAGATATGTAACTCCTGGTAGCATTCTAAAATTTGGTTTAGATACAGATTATTACTTTGATAAGTCAAATCAAATTGTAGGCCCAACTTCAACTTATCAGTCTGGATACAAGGATAAAATTTGGTCTAAAGTAGTCCATGTTGACGGCGATGGTACAGCTGACGGAACAGGTGTCTTAGACACAGGTTTAGGTCCGATTAGTTTAAATGACATTATACCAGAAGGTGCATTAATTCAAAAGATTTTCCCCAAATTTGTAACAAAGTTTACAACAGCACTTAAAACTAGACTTGGCGATTACATGTTTGAAAATAAAACTTTTGGTATTAGATATGATTATGAAGCAAGTGAATACAAAATAATTGACGAAAATAATCTTAATAAGTTTGATAATTTTAGTCTAAGTTTTGCCGGCGACACCTCACGTAGACAAAAAGATTCAAGTTGGTTATTCAAATTTGAAGTAGTTAATGGCGTATACGAAATTGTTTATAGAGCTATTAGATACGTATTTGAAAGTGATAAAGAAGTACGTTTCTTCTACGATAGTTCAGATAGAGTATATGATTCAAAAACAGGTAAACTTATCAAAGATCAAATTAAGGTAATGAGCATTAACACTAAACCGGACAGTCTTTTAAATTTTGCAAATGAATATGCATGGACCATAGTTGAAGGTTTTAAAGGTAGTGATGGATATCAAGATAGTAAAAAAATAGAAGTCAGTTTTTATGATAGCGACGATGATGGTGTAATTGATAATCCAGAATTATTTGTTGATATTGTTGATCCAGAAGTTAATACAGCTAATAAAATTATTTTTATGAAACGTTTCTCTGAGGAGCGGGACGATTTCTATTATGATCCTACAGCAGATATTACTATAGTTGATAAAGATTCTGATATTGCAGATACAACAGATATCGCAGACGGATCACTTTATTATATTATAAACACAAACTTAGTAAAACAATTTGATCGTGCCACAGATTCATTCTCAGTTAATTTTGATTATCAAGCCTTTTTAGGTAGAGCAAGTATAAAGTTTCATTACATACATGCAGCAGATAATACAAGCAGAATTGATCCTAGTACAACAAACTTTATTGATATGTACATATTAACAAAACAGTATGATACTGATTATAGAAATTGGTTAAAAGATACTACACAAGATAAACCATTACCTTTAGGTAGCACAGATTTAGCGATTCAATATGGGACGTTGTTTAACAAGTATAAAGCAATTAGTGATGAAATTGTATTGCATCCTGTAAAGTATAGAAATTTATTTGGTCAAAGTGCATCTACAGATCTTCAAGCTAAATTTGTTGTAGTTAAAAATTCTGAACAAGTTGTTAATGATAATGATGTTAAGGTCAGTATCATTAGTGCAATTAACACATTTTTTGCTCTTGATAATTGGGACTTTGGTGAACAATTTTGGTTCCAAGAATTATCAACTTATGTTATGAAAGAGTTATCACCTAAGATAGTAAATTTTATTATTGTACCTAAACAATCCGAACAGGCGTTTGGAAGTTTATTCCAGATTGAATCTAACCCAGATGAAATTTTTATCAGTAGTGCATCTGTTGATGACATAGAAATTGTAGATAATTTAAGTGCTTACAAACTTAACTCGAATGGTTTAATAATTACAGAAGTGAATCCTTTAAACATAGGCGTACAAAGTACAAGTTCAAATTCTGCAGACGGGGAGATTAGTTACTAATGGCTTATTCGGATAATCAAAGTCAGTTACCTATTGACCCTAATAATCAGTCTAGAAAGTCTGAAGAATTCTTACCTAAGTATTTTAGAACATTACCTAATAAAAAGTTTTTAAATGCCACAGTTGATCAAATG